TTATGAAATTCATCATCAGAAAGATCACTATGTAAACCATTCTTTCTTCCAATATATAATCGTGTTAGTTCACCTGCAAAAGTAGCAAATGAAGAACCAGCAGCAGTTCCTAAAATTGGAGATACGAAACTACCAACAGTTCCTCCAGTAATAGCAGCTCCTACTGGAATTGCGTCACCAGTTACAGCTTTAAAATCACCAAGTGTAGGATATGCTTTAGGACTATTTGCAGCATAATACATATTATCACCTCCTAATTCTTTAGGAGTTTTATATATAAGAGCATCATACATATCATTTCCAGCTCCTAGTCTTGTTAGTTTAAAATCTATTTTATCACTATATTTTTCAACTTGATCTGGTTTTAATCCTTTTTCTTCTACTAAAAATTTTTTATATAATTTTTTAGCCTCTGATACTTTATATTCAGGATTAGGAAGTCCAAAACTTAAATTAAATCTAATACTTCCAGGAAGTTCTTTATCAGTATCTGTTCTTACTCCAGAATAATTATAAGCTTCTTCTTGAGTAAACCCTAAAGCATCAAATGTCACACGATCATCTGGAATTGATTGTGTTAAATATTCAGAACTTTCTTTTCTTTCTTTTACTTTTTTTCCAACTTTTTCAATTAATTTTGTATCGTAACCTTCTTGATCTAAAAAAGAACTAACATCTTTTGGTTTTTGTTTTGCATCTAATTTTGCAAAAAAAGCTTCTTGAGAAAGTGTACCTCTTACTAATCCTTCAGCATCAGTTTTATCAATACCATTTGCTATATAAGTATTATAGACATCTTTTTGAGCTTGAGATAAATCTTCCATTTCATTATTTTGATAATTTTTTTTGTGATTCTATTATTAAATTTTTAATGTCTTGATCTTTTTGAGCTTGATTTTCTACAAACTTTTTAAATGGATCTAAAGTTTTTTCATACTTAGGTGATAATTGTTGATAGTTATAAGCTGAAATAATTCTAAATGGATTTTTAATATTATCTGGATCATCTCCAAATAATTCTTTTAATGTTTCTGGTTTTACTTTATCAGCATAAGTTCTAGCTAATATTCTTGCACCTTCTTCTTTTGCTTTTCTTTCAAATTGAACATCTTTTCTTTCAGCATATATAGGTGCTAATTTTTCAGCTTCTAAATCAATATCTTTTGCACTTTTTTCAGCTGCAACTAATTTAGCTAAAGCTTTAGGATTAGTTGTAACATCTCCAGCTCCCGATAGTAAAACACTAATGTCTTTATCAGATGCTGGATATAAATCTTTTACTTGGTTAACAATTAATTGTTTAGCTGATGCTGAAAATAAATCTTTAAATGCTATTTTATCTTCTGTAGTTAATTCAGTTAAATCTTTTTTAGCTCCTACTCTTTTTGATAAATCTTCATAAGCTCCACCTAATCCTATTTCATAAGCTATTTTTTGAAATGGTGTTAAAAAATTTTCAACTAAACCTGTTGGAGATTTAAGTCCTACATCAGCAAGTTTATATAGTTCTTGAAATCGTGTATCAGTAGCTCTATAACCTTTTTCTTTTTCAGCTTGTTTAGTTTGATATTTATCAAAAGATTTTATTACTATTTCATCTCTTATATCTCTAAATCTTGGTTCTACTTTTTGAGCTTTTAATTTAGCTATTTCAGTTTTTTCAAATTCTTCAGCTTCATCTAAAATTCCTTTTGCAATTTTACCAGCAGGTGATCTTGCTTCTGATAAAGGAGTATAACGAGATGATTCATCTATAATTTTTAAACTTCTAATAAAATTTCTTTTTCTTTTTGGATCTTCAAATATTTTATCAATTGAATCAGGAAGAAATGATGCAACATTAGATAAAGTACCTCCTACTGAACTTACAAATTCTGATAACGTTCCTTTTTGTTTATTTTTATTTTCAAGTTCTTCTAATCTATTAGCATCTCTTACTCTTTTACGATCAATAGCAGAAGTTTCTTCTTGTGCTCTTTGTGATTCTAATCTTAAAGAATCAGCATCAGATGTAGTAGTATTTGCTAAAGCATTTCCTACAGCTACTGGTATTTTTTTATCTTCGTTCTCAGCTAGAACATCGTCAAAATATACAGCCATTTAATTTACTCCTTTAAACTCTACATCTATCTTAGAATAATCTACTGCTAAATAACCAGAGTTATGAATAAAAGCAGCGTGAGGAACTTGATGAGCCATAACACCTTGATAAACTTGATTATCTCCTTTATAATTAAACGTGTATATATTTATACCCGATGAAGATTTTCCAATTAAATTTATATTTTCTTTTAATCTTATATCAGATAAGAATGAACCTAAAGCACCAGCGGCACCTACAATTTGACCAAATGGAGATGGAGCACCCACTACTTGACCTGTGTAGCCTGATCTTTCTTCTCCATAACTTCTGATAGGAGCACCTGATAAAGCACCAATAACTTGTCTTACTTGTTCAGTTCCAAAACCTTGTTGTTCTACGAAATCTCTATAAGCTTCAGCAAGACCAGCTTGTTCTATTCCTCTTTGAGTTGCACCAAATTGACCTATACCTTGAGCTGCTCCAGCTAATGCACCTAATTGACTTTGTGCAGCACCAAGTTGTGCAGCTCGATCAGCTGCAAATCTAGCAGCACCGGACTCAAATCCAGCTTGACGTAATCTTCCAGAAATATCACCTACACTTCTTAAATATTCTCCACCTAATATACCTCGTTGAACTCCTTCACGAGTACCTCCAAATGCTCCTGCACCAATAGCTTGACTTTGTAAAGCTCGTTGCTGTTGTTGAAAGTTTCTTTCAACATCACTTAAAGCTGATTGAACAACTTGATTCTCGTAAGGATTCATATATTGTTGTGCCATTGCTGGTGTAAATGTTTGTGCACCTATTTGAGCTAATTGACCCGCCTGTGGTAAAATTTGTCCAGTAAAAATATTTCCAGCCTGTGTTTCTGTTGGTGTTAATTGAGCTACACGTTGACCTGTAAATGCTTGAAATGGTTTTTGACTTTCAGCTTCAGCACGTCTTAAAGTTCTTTCTTGAATCTCTTTAAAATATTCAGGTATTTGATAAGTAGTCGTTTGTTGCGATGGTGCTTGTACGACAGTTGTTGATGGTTTAAAAATACTACCCATTGATTATATAAGTTCCTCCAATTACGTCAAATCCAAGTTTTAAAAATGCAACATGTTTTCGTGCTACATCTTTACCTTGAAATATTTCACAAATCGTAGTTAAACGATTTGCTTTTGCATATTCTTTTAAAACAATCATCATTGAACGAAAGACGTGATAGTTTCGATAACGTTGATTTACATGAAGCCATATAGTTCTTAAAAACTTTTTATCACTATACCACGTTTCGTCTATCGTAGCGCCTAATGTGCCAACAATAACATTTTCATATTCTACTACTATAACAAAACTATTTCTAATGTAAAATATAATATTTTCAAGACTTTTTTTATTATTCGCATTTCCAAAGTTAAATGGTGCTTCTTTTAACCATGTTTTTAATAATTCTCGTATATTTACAGCGTCAGCAATACGAGCTTGTCTTATTGTAAATTTATCTTTTTCCATCAGCATTTACGTTTATTCTAAAAGTTCCAAATCTCCAATTATCATTTAAGTCATTACTTTGTATTCTTAACGCAACTTGTCTTCCTCTTGCACGAACACTATTATACCTTGTAGTGCTATTAACTACAACATTCGTAGTTTCATATAATGTATCATTAGGATAATCTCGTGTTCTTAAAGTAATCGTAGCATTACCAGCTTGATCTTTAAAATCAGGAATCATTTTATCTATAAAACTAAATTCTTCTCCATCAGCTATATCTCCATCTCCTGATTCTATATAAGATACTAAAGCACTTCCATCAGCGTTGACACCATCTTCTATGTTATATAATAAAGAACGACCTGCTGTGAGACCAAATATTGTAGATATACTATTAGAAGTATTATTAGGAAAATAAGTTCCACCAATTGCAAAATCAGTTACACCATTATCTACGTAAACACTTCTTTCTATAGTTCCAAAATACCAAGAACCTTCTTCATAATTAAAAGTTACGTATCGATCAATTTGATCAGAACTTGACGAACAATAATACCATGTAACCTCTGAGAAAAAAGCATTCGCTCCACAATAAACTTGAGCATATTGTATTTGATTAATATCATCAAAGACATGATTAATTACAGGACATGGTATTTCTTGAACTGCTCCTACATATCGAAAGAAGATACCATTAGACATCCAGTAAGCTATATCATTAACTATAATAGAAGCATTTAAACTCACAGCTCCACAATCGTTACCGAGTTGTCTAAATCCAAATGTAAAAGGAGGACCTATAAACGCCATAGAATGTAGTGCTGTATCAGTCCATATTAATATAGCTCCTTTTGATGGTTTAGCACAACGTATTTCGCTACCACCGGCTATTCGTTGTGATCCCGCTGAGTTGACTGTATTAGGTGTCCATTGATTATAATTTTCTTGATCAGACCATGTTATAAAGAGCTTATCTTGAGTTGAAGTATTTCCAATAGTTGTCTCTGTTCCAAAACATACTAATATTCTTATATCAGTTGCAACAACTGATGTAATAGAAGTTGATGGAGCATTTGCTATTTTTGTAGCTCTATTATTTGTAAAACCAGCCGAAGTATCCCATTCATAAGTAGCTCCATTATATTGAGTTAATATTAAATCTTCTCCCCAGTTATTTAAAGTCCAGTTTCTTAAATCTATTGTAATTTGAGAAGTAGAAGCCGCTTGGTTCCAATTTTGAACACCATTCCATGCACCTGCGCCCCAGCCATATCCATAAGATTGTTGATCTGGTCCTATTCCTATTTGATATTGTATCGTAGCATTTCCATTCGCAGTTACGTTAGAAGTTGCTGAAGTATTTGTAAGAATCACATAAGCATCAGTATTTGTGATATTTTGTATTTCAAATTCATTATTAAGAACTGTATTTGCTATACCTCCAACATTTGCAACTGAAACGTTGGATATAGTAATAAAGTCTCCATTTGCAGCACCGTGAGATGTATGAAGCACAGTTACATTTGCATTTCCATTAATTGTAGTAAAACAATTAGCTAAACTATTGCTTTGACGAATTGGTGTAATATCAACATTTGTACCGTCTTGATAGACATATACTTTACGATCAGTTCCTAGAGAAGTATAACGTGCACCATCTAAATCAAACCAATTAGCTATTCCTCTCGCTACTCCTACATAATAGCTAGTGCTATACTTAGTCCAACCACCTGTTTTTTGAGGAAGACCCTGTTTAAATCGTATTTTATCACAATCTACCCAACGTCCTTCTGCTCCAGTTTTGGTGTCTAAAGTATCTAATCCTGGTTGAAATGTAAGCTTCGTTAATGGCATAACTCTCCATTATATACATAAATTTATGTATTTATACTATTTTTTAAACCAAGCGGGAAGTCCTAAATGTGGACGTCTATCGTAAATATTTTCTTTAGATCCTTTAGTTTCAACATTATTGTAATGTAAGAATACTTGACCACAATCATCAAATGTTAATTTG